CTCAAGGGACAATGGAGGTAATGGGGCAGGGGGGTACAATGCTGGGCAAGCATACCTTTATGGGGCTTGCCATATTGGGTACGTTCACTATGACGGCGGTAATGGTTGCGACCACGGTAGTTATGCAAGTATCACTGTGGGTGTTAGCTCGGGCATAAGTGGTGACACGGGCATTACGTTCGTTACTCCTATGGGTTCGCAGAGGTATTACTTTGCCTCTATCTCTAATGGAACAGGTGACATCTACCTGGGGCAGCCTAACGGGGACCAAAACACTGATGAAACCACTTTCTACACCACTATGCAAGCTAATGGAGCCGCTATTGGTTTGGCGGTTACTGACTTGGGGGGTGGTAATTTGATAGTTAACTACATCACCGTTCCCGGTTCTGGTGCCTTTATCACAACGTCTGTGGATGGTGCCCAAAGTGTTAATGTGGCGGGAGGTGTAGGCACTACCACAGGGCAAGGCAGCGTTTTCACCTATACCGGGTGGGGTGGAGCGGCTGGCAATCTCTACATTTACGGCCCTTCGATAGTTACCAATACTATTCAGGGCTACCCTGGCACTCCTGGTGATAGCACCACTGGCACAGACTCAAAGGGTAATTCCATATCCAGTTACTCCACTAATGGCAATGGGGGCGGGGCTTTCTTATCCGCTGGTTGCGTAGTTACTGGCCCGCAAGGTAATGTGACTCCTACTATTGTAGGCTGTACGGTTGACGGCGTATTCAAGGGAGGTATTAGTTTGGGTATAAGCACTCCACTCACTGGTGGTACTAACGGGAATATTTTGTATAATAACGGTGATACCATAGCGGATGCCCCGCTCTCCGCCTTCCTTATTGACTCTTATGCTATTTTGGGCACGACTAGCAATACCCCCGCTGGCATGAGTAGGCTGGGGGAGTACATAAGCACCTCTAAAGCGGTGGGCTCCCCTGTTAGCCTAACAACTGCCACCGCTGCAAACATTGTCAGTATCAGCTTAACCGCCGGTGATTGGGATGTATCGGGTATCGTATCTTACACCGCATCAAGTGCCACGGTGACACAAAAGGCAGCGGGCATATCCGCAACCTCTGCCACGCTGCCCACTGATGGGAGTGAGGGTTATAGCGGCGCTTCCCAAACAACGACCACGAACATTGACTCCATTACTTTGACCAGGAAACAGCTTCTATTGGCTGGCACCACTACAGTCTATCTTGTGGGTAAGGCTACCTTCTCGGCAGGTACGGTAGGTGGTTTCGGTGTTATCACCGCGCGACGCGCACATTAATTTCAAAAGGCACTACTATGGATGATCCAAAGCACATCTACGAGCTTACTCGCCTGCCAGACTTGGCACAAGCGGACCCTACGCTGAAAAAGCTCATCCCCGTGGATGTGCTCGACGCCGACGGTGAACCCGCTGGCACCTACTATGTCACTCCAGAAGACATTGGAAACATGGCAATAACTACGGCGCTACTGACCGCGCTTGGGAACCTCGCCTTCACCTACCCCGATGACGGGACTGGCAAGATCTCAGTGACGTTCAACGGCAGCCCTATCGGACACATCAACGTAATCTACTAACCTTTGCACACCGTGTGCAAAACCAGAACCTATGAAACTCATCCTCGCCTCCCTTCTCGCATTCGTCGCCACGTTCGCCATGGCGGACCCCGCGCTCCCCGGTGATTACATTTTCACCGTCAAAACCGATACAGGCAATACGGAACTCCACATCACGCCGCAGAGTGGCTATGGTTTGTCGTGGGACAGTTCGGGCAACCCCGTTGCGGTTCAATTGAACTTGAGCACGCTTCCTGGCGCGGTCAATCTGGCAATCAACGCAACGGGGGTCCTGCCCAATGCTTCGTTCCCTGCCACGCTGCCCTCTATGTCGGGAATCAACCTTACCAACCTGCGCGGCAATATGATCCAATGGGGGCAGATTGATCCTGCTCGCATGGGTACGGGGACCCGTGACGGAACTCGTATGCTTCGTGATGATGGGCAGTGGGTCGCGGGCGGCGCATTCAACCCTAGTAGCGTAGGCATCATAGGTGGCTACGTCACGGGGCTAACGAACCTTGGCGTAGTGGTCCCCGATAACACTGCCATTGCTGGTATCAGTCTCGGCAATACCACGACCACAACCCCGCACTCGTTCACGTTCTCTACCACGTGGAACAATGCTTCGCTGGTGGGCACCGCTCTTGACGTTGATATTCACGATGCCAATTGCGCAAACGATAGCTTCATGCAGCGTTGGAGGGGCACAAGCAATGTAATCTACGCGGCTATCAAAGGGTCCCCCTTCTATGGTGGCAGGCTGTACCTTGCGAATCCATTCAACAATGCCACCTTGTACCCTTCCGGCACCGATCAGAACGGGGCTGTCTTGTTTAGCACTCAATCTGCCACTACGTTGAATGACGGCGGATTTGCAGCGGGAATCAATACCAATACAGGGGTGATCATTAGTCCTGGCGGGGTAACGCTTGGAAAGAGCGGAGTTATCACGTGGTCTAACTCCTATGCTGGCGCTGGTGCGGGCTCTCCCGCGTTGCAGATAAGCGCGATGTCGGCCAACTACATGCAGATTAGCAGCGGTTCAAGTCGTTGCTCCCTATTCATCAACGGTGGCGCATCGAACTGCGATACAATCATTTCCCATGATGGCACTACCGCCCGAATCACTAACGGTGTGAGTGGTGAAGCCGTGGCATTCGATTCGCCCGTGGTGGTAGGCCCCACTTCCTACACATTGCCTAGCGCGGTCAATCTTCGCTTTGGCGTTAATGCAACCACGGGCTTTGTGGCAGATGCTACCAACCTTGGACTAAGAAACAACGGCATTCATGCGCTCAACTTGTCGTCCCCTACCACGTTTTGGGGCACGGAAGTTCGCACAGGCTCAAGTGGTTATTTTGCATGGTCAAGTGCGGCTAACAACCTGTCCGCAAGAGACACTGCCATTGGTCGTGAGCAGGCGGGCATGGTTTCGGTGATGGCGGGCACATCCGGCAACTATGGTGTGATACGTTCCAGGGGCGTAAGCTTCCCGCAAATCTCCGAAATCACCGCCACCTATACCGCGAGATCGGATGAGTTCATTGTGCTGGCGAATGCCACCACTGCCGCCTTCACGGTTACGCTTCCTTCGTATGTAGGCGGTACTGCGGTTGACGGGCAAATCATTGTTATCAAGAAAACGGATTCAAGCACACACGTGGTAAGTGTCCTATCTGGTGATCTTGGGAGCGGGGGAGGCATTGACGGATTGACCGCAGCCGTGACTCTTACCGCTGCAAACAAGTTCGTAATGATGATCCATCATGGTGGGCAGTGGTTCGTCATTAGCAAGAACTAGCCAGATGACGACAATCGTAGGTTGCATTCCGCGCCCCTTACACTACTATACCCGAACCTAATATGGCAACACTTACCCACACTGGCAGACGTGCATACCTTGACCAACTCAAAAGCGGGGTCGTCCATTTTGCGTTTGGTTCGGGCTCCGACAATTGGGGCGCGGGTGCAACCTACAACGGCAATTGCCCGTCCAACCACGAAATCAACCTGGGCATCCCCTTTATCAGTGCGGTATCGGTGCGCAACCTTACCACGGGCATGGTGGGAGCTATCGGGGACCCCGAAGACAACCGCGATTTTTTCGTGGACTACAACGGCGGTGTGGTCTATGTGAACGCCAATTTTGCTGCCACTGGCGCATCATTGCGCATCACTTACAATCATGGTTTCAACGATGAAAACTATGAGGCAACGGACCTCATCACACGCAACTTCCACAAGCTCTGCCAAGTCAAGGAGTACGTTCACCCCGATGACGACGGCACGATCTTGTGGAACGGTGGCAAGTATTCAATAGTGGGGGGTGAAAGCGACTGGCTTTATGTGGCAGTAGCCATCGAAGCAACGGACATGCCTACGGGCGTTATCCGTGAAGTGGGAGTGTTCCTGAATCCAACGGTCGTCAACGGCCTTCCTGGCGGACAGATTACCTTCACCCCTAATCAGGTGACAGACAAGGGACGCTGTATGCTCATCAATAACTATCCAACCATCACCCGCAACACTGCAACGCGAATCGACTTCGCAGAAATCTTTGACCTGCCTGCCCAAGTTTAACTTTGCACACCGTGTGCAAAACAATCTAGCCTAACAACACCATGCTGCCACTACCATCCGTTCATCAACTCCCCGGCGTCTTTGACCGCTCCGATACGCAACCCAATGCGGACGGAATCTTGTATCCGAAATCACGTCGCCTGTCTTCCTATGACTTGAACGAAAATACGCAATTCTTGCTTCGTCGCATGGATGCTGGTTTCGGCGCTATCTTCGCTGATGGTGACATCGCAGAGGGCGGCAAGCCAGCGAGCATTCAAGGTGCCAATGGTGAGAACGTGCAAATCAACGCGGGCAAGGTTTTCCTGCGGGGTAAGATTTACAACTTCGATGCTGTGCAACTCACGGTCCCTACGGATCAGACAGCGGCTATCGGGGTCCGCCTTTACACGACCTACGACAAGCCAGAAGACGACGCTTCCATCCTTAGCCCCGTGTCCCAAACTCGCGGCTTTGGCGAGCCTGGGGGTGTGCGAGTTTGCACCACGATTGCCTGGGGGTGGAAGGCAGAGGATGGCACGAACGACGGTGGCACGGGTGATTTCTTCCCCGTCTATACCATGGATAACGGCGTGGTGGTGGTTGAAGACACCTCGCCCGAATCCAAGCTTGTCTATGGCGCTCTCCAGCGTTACGACGACGACGCCCATGGCAGCTACATTTCCGCTGGCTTGCTGGTGAAGTACATTTCGGAGGATGGCGACAACTACTATGTGCAAGTCGATGCGGGTTCCGCTCACGTGCGCGGCGTTCTGTTTGACCGCACTTCCGACACTCGCCTCACCCTACCCAAGGACCCAGACATCAACACCGCGCTTTCGGAAGTCCACACGTTCCAGCCTGACATTTCAGGGCGTATGAACGTGCTGGTGAACCGCCCTCCTATCGGTACCATTACGCGCATTGTCGGCCAAAAGCAGAAGACCAACAATGTCGTTCGCGGGCAGACAACAAACGGGCGTGATGTGATTGATCAGCAACAATCCTCCATCGTGTCTGTTAGCCTTGTGAAACAAGGTGGCACGACCTACGTTCTCAATACGGATTACACGCTTTCCGGCGATGAAATCAATTGGTCCCCCGGTGGCGCGGAACCTACCGCTGGCTCCACCTATGCCGTCACTTTCATCTATGAAGACAGTGCGGGCGTTGCGGAGTCTGTGCAGCCTAACTTCTTTGTTCTGTCTGGCTACGTCACAGGCTCCACCGTCCTGGTGGATTACACCTACAAGCTCCGCCGTATCGACTTGATCGTGTTGAATGGTGATGGCACCATTGCCCGCGTTCGTGGCGTACCTTCCCTTACCGCGCCTTCCGCCCCCGTCTCCGGTCCTAACCAGATCGCCCTGGCAACGGTGGAAATCGACTGGTTCAATGCGCCGACTTTGCGCAACACAGGTACGAAGGCGGTTCACATGTCCACCTTGCAGGACATGCAGGCGCAGATTCTGGAACTCTACTCATTGATCGGGCAGCAAACGCTCATCAACGCGGCTAACACTCGCAACCCATCGCAGAAGAAAGGGTTGTTCGTTGATCCCTTCACGGATGACTCTTACCGCGACACTGGCACCGCGCAAACCGCTGCCATCGTGAACGGGCTGCTGATGCTCGCCATTGACGGTGACGGATTCGTGCCTGATGGCGATGCGGCGACGGCCTTCCAGATGCTCCCATACAATACCGTCGTGGCGGTTGAGCAGAAGCAAGCCTCACTCTGCCAATTGATCAACCCCTACCAGAACGCGAACGCGCCAGATTCCATCGTGAATCTCAAGCCCGCTTCTGATTCGTGGGTCCTGTTCTCCAGCCAGTACAAAAGCCAGCTTACAAAGCTTCTGGTGCAAACGGGGCTTGTGAACCAGATCAGTGCCGTGGATGCCCGCAAGCTGCGCCGTATGCAGCAAATCAACAATGATGAGGGCGGACCCGAAATCCCTACCGATGAGGATGTGAACGCTTCCATTACGTCCACTACCACGACGGGCATTGCCTGCCGCCAGCGGACCATCGCATTCACCATCAAAGGCTGGAATCCTGATGAACAGATCGCGGAAGCATTCTTCGATGGAGTCCCCCTTACCGCTGTCCTGGGGCAGGTGGCAGATTTGAACGGCCAGATTACGGGCACTTTCGTGATCCCCGCTGGCTTGCCTACGGGCTTGAAACTCGTTACCTTTGCCGGTGATCAGGCCAGCGAGTGCGAGGTGGTTTACACCGCCAAATACAGTGTGATTCCGAACCCCGTTCCGAAGCGCAAAAAGAAGAAAAAGCACGACCCGCTTGCTCAGACGTTCTTGATCCCCAATGACATGCAATGCCCTGGCATTGACATCAAGTTCTGCAAACGCGGCCCTACGCTATCCCCTGTCCAAGTTCAAATCCGCGAAACTCAGGTGGGCTTCCCCACTGAGAACATCATCGCGGAAACTGAGATCAGCGTGGATGACATGAACATCGTGGGAGCCGTGCAGGCCACTCAAAACATGACAGGCTGGTGCCGGATGGCTTCAAACGGTGCGGGGACCAATTTCCACACGGGCACAACCGCCCTCGTTTATAGTGATGCAACGGGCATCATTGATCGCAGCTTGTTCAAGTTCAACCTACCCAATGACCTTGCGGGCGCTACCATCGTTTCCGCCGTTCTCAAGATGCGTAAAGTGTCTGGCGCGGTGGCCCATACCACGTTCCCTGTTAAGGCGCGACGTGTGACCACGCTTTGCGACGTGACAACCGCAAGCTGGAACAGCAAGAGCGTGGGGCAAGCTTGGGGTGCCCCCGGTGGTGACTTCTCCATTGAGACTCAAGACGGCAATGCTCAGGTGCCAGCGGGAACGAATCGGTGGGTTACGTGGGATGTGACAAACATCGCTGCCCATTGGGCGGGCGGTTCGCCTAACTACGGAATCCTACTGCAAAGCGCGGTGGAAAGCACGCCCGCAAGCGGTACTAACCGTGCTGACTTGGCAGTGGTGGCCCCATCCATTCCATCCCTGGAAATCACCTACGTGCCCGCACAGAGCGGCTTCCTTGGGGAAGGCTGGACCCGCTGCTTGTTCCCCATCCCCGCCTTCCTTCGCGGTGGTCAAAACTACGCCATCACTATTCTAACGGATGATCCTGGGCACTCCGTATCCATCGCCCGCCTTAACGATGTGCTGCCTGCGATGATGAACAACGGCGTTACGGGATTCATTTCCCGCCAGCCTTACGCTGATGGCGTGCTTCTGGATTCGGCGGATGCGGTATCATGGAACGCTCGCGGTAAGGACGACTTGACCTTCCGCTTGCTCGCGTGTGCGTTCACTCAGACCGAATTGATCGTGGACTTGGGCAACGTCCCCGGCACTAACATAACTGACATATTCCCCAAGGGGTCCATTCTCCGCTACAGCGGTGACACTGACATTACGTGGGATGTGACCATTCCCGCTGGTGGCGGCACGGTGAACCTCGCCAATGCGGACACACTTCCGCTCACAACGCCTGTCACTGGCAACTTCAACTTCAAGGCTCGCATTGAAGGGACTGCCACCCTGTCCCCGATTGTTCTTGATAGCCCTGTGATGGTGCTTGGCACGATTGAAAATTCAGGCACCTACGTGAGCCAGTTCTTCAAGGCCGCTGATACGTTCAACGCCACCGTCTTGATCGACGCGCTTCTGCCCTCTGGCTCTAACATCCAGGTGGCGATTGCCTCGCAGAGATTCGCTGGCGGGAACCCCGTGCTTGTGGATGGCGTGTATCAGTTCGACTGGCTCACCCTCACCCTTGACCACACGGACCCTGCCGACAATGGCTATGTGACTCAGACCTGGAAGCTGAATGCAGTTCGTGGTTTCCGCCCCGACTTCGTAACTCAGGTGAAAATCACGCTCAACGGTGGCGCATCCGCCCGCTTGCTCGGCAAGAACCTCCAAGCTTTCAGCATCTAATCTTTGCACACCGTGTGCAAAAAGTAGCTTATGGCTTCAAACACTGTCATGCCCCAAAAGTATATCACCAGTGATGGTGGTATGCTGGACGACATCATTTTCAAACACTACGGTGTGTGGAATACTGCCATTACACAGGCAGTTTGGGCGGCTAATCCTGGGCTCATAAGACGCCCGTTGCTGCTGCCTAGGGGCGTGCTCATTGCTTTGCCAGTGCTCCCTAACCTAACCAATCAACCTCAAGTTTTGACACTGTGGGCCGATGATCCTATCGGCTCCCTGGTGATCGTGCCAAGCATCCTAACGGGCAAGCCCGCTTCTGAGTATGGCAACCTAACACTGGATGAGGCATTAGCGGCCTATCGTAAGTCCAAGCTCTTGGATCAAGGGCAGGGTCCCGAAATCGTTATTACTCAACTCACGAATCCCCTTAACGGAACCGTTGTCAATATTGACGGTCAAACCTTCCGCTACATCCCTAACAGCGGCTTCGTGGGTTCCGATAGCTTCATTATTCAAGCCACCGATGGGGAGGTTGTGGGTACGGAACAGATTGAAATCGTGGTGAATGCGGGCGGGGCGGTCAATCGTTACGTCCCCTTTAGCACGAATGACCTGGATTATAACACGGCCTATCTCATGTTCTGTGCGGTCCGGTCAACCCGCATT